GCACTATGGACTCTGGTCTACCGCATCAATATACTGTCCTAGCACAAGAGTTTCAATTATCTCCAGTACCAGACAGTAACTACACAATAGAACTTCTATATTACGCAGCACCAGTATTCATGAGCAGTTCCGTACCATCTAACGCATTTATGGCTATATGCCCAGACTTGTTGCTTTATGGTGCATTGGGTGAGGCAGAGCCATACATTATGAATGACTCACGACTACAGACATGGGCATCATTATATGACCGAGGTTTAACTGCTTTAACCGTATCAGATGACCAAGGCGAATATGCTGGTTCACCAATATCAATCTCAATAGCAACACGATAAAGGAATTATTATGTCAGAAATGTCCAACTACCTAGAAAATGCTCTGATTAATGTAACGCTACGAGCTACATCTTACACAGCACCAACTACAATCTATGTCGCACTATTTACTAGCGACCCTACTGATGCAGGTAGCGGTACAGAAGTATCTGGTGGCTCTTATGCAAGAACAGCAGTAACATTTGCTGCACCATCTAACGGTGCTAGTCTATCTAACGCAGACTGCACATTTCCACAATGTACCGTGGCATGGGGTACAGTTGGTTGGATTGGTCTATACGATGCATTAACTACTGGTAATCTTTTGTACCATACTCCATTAGATGCCTCTAAAACAATTGATGTAGGCGATATATTTAAGATTGCGTCAGGCAGTCTTTCAGTAACATTATCATAGGATAAAACATGGCTCTTATAGTCAAAGACCGTGTACAAGAAACATCAACCACTACTGGTACTGGCACGTTTACGCTTGATGGTGCTAATAGTGGCTTTGCTACATTCTCTAGCGCAGTCGGTAATGGCAACACAACTTACTACGCTATTGTAGGCGGTACAGAGTGGGAAGTAGGTATTGGCACAGTAGGTGCTGGTACGTTAGCAAGGACTACATTACTTGCATCATCTACAGGCTCTGCCATATCGTTTAGTGCAGGTATTAAAAATGTATTCTGTACCTATCCGGCTGGTAAATCTGTCACCATAGACGATATACAGACGCTTACTAATAAAACAATCAACTTAGCCAGCAATACTTTAACTGGCACAACAGCGCAATTCAATACAGCTCTTTCAGATGGTGACTTTGCTACTTTAGCCGGTACTGAAACGCTTACCAATAAAGCACTAAACGGCACTCTAGGTGCTACAACACCAAGTACGGTAGTGGCTACTACAGCAACAGCTAATAGTTTTATTCCAAATCTATCTACAGTACCTACTAATGGTTTATATTTACCTGCTACTAATAGCATAGGATTTTCTACTAATAGCACAGAGCGTATGCGTATTAATGCTTCAGGTAATTTAGGTATTGGTGTGACTCCTAGTGCTTGGGCTTCCGCAGCGTATAGTGGTGTGTTGCAAATGTCAAATGGCACATCATTGTCTTCTTATGTTGGCGGCATAAATCCAATTATGCAATTGGGTACAAATAACTATTATGATGCAACCTTAGGCGATACTTATGTAGTAACCGCACAAGCAGCTAAATATTCACAAGACCAAGGTACACATAAATGGTACATAGCTCCTTCAGGCACAGCAGGCAACGCTATAACATTTACGCAAGCAATGACACTAGATGCTAGTGGTAATTTAGGTATTGGTACTGCTAGTCCAACACAAAAATTAGATGTTGTTGCATCAGGCGCTGCTACTGCAATACGTGTTGCTACTACAAGCTCTCATGCTGCCTTTTTAGAAGCAAGTTCAAATAATGCTACTGTTCGCACTCGCTTACAAGCCAATACAACTGAAGCGTTTACTGGAACTCTCTCTAATCATCCTTTCTTTTTTCAAACTAATGGCACAGAGCGTATTCGTATTGATGCTAATGGAAAATTAGGAATTGCTACAAGCACTCCAACAGGTAATTTATCAGTTGTAACAACATCAAGTGCAGGGTCATCTATTGGCTCATGGAATTCTTCTTATGCAGTAGTAAGTCCTAATGCGGGGTCTGCTGCTGGCGCAGGGCTTGGATTAGCCTATAATACATCTGCTGATGCGGCAGAAATTGCAGCCATTGCCCCAGGGGTTGCTTGGAAACCATTATATTTATATAGCGGTGGACTTTTCTTTAACTCAGCCAATGGTGGTTCTACAGGCTCGCTTAATACAGCAGGTAATTTAACTATTACAGGTGCAACTGCAACAAAAGCATCTGGCACTACTTGGGCTAACCCTTCAGACATTCGCCTAAAAGATAATGTTACAGATTACTCAAAAGGTCTTGCAGAATTAATGCAAGTTAATGTTAAAGAGTGGGTGTACAACGGCAAAGGCGGTACTACTAAAGGCATGAAAGGTCTTGGAGTTATTGCCGATGATGTTATGACAGTATTACCAAATACCGTTGATAACTATCAAGCTAAACTTAATACTGAAGATGAAGCTGAAACGGACATTAAAAAGTTTGATGCAACTGAAATTACTTGGTTAATGCTTAATGCAATTAAAGAACTTAAAGCAATAGTAGATATACAAGCAGAACAAATAAAATTACTACAGGGTAATTAATGTTTGGAATATCAGCATTTTCTCAAGGTTCATTTAGTGCATTAGCTAATCAGATTCTATTAGCAACTGCAAGTGTGGATGGAAATGCACTTGTTAGTGCTAATGCAAATCAAATTAGTAGCGCAAATGCTATAATAGTAACTAATGCAACAGTTACTGCTAGCGCAAGTAGAACACGACTAAATTCTGCTCAAATCAATGGTCTAGCAACTGTTATTGCAGATGCAGTAAGGGTAAGAGTAGGTTCTGGTAGTATAAATGGCTTGGCAAGCGTTTCTAGTGGTTCTAGCGTTATTTACAACGCAAATGCAGTAATAGTAGGCAATGCTACAGTACAATCTAGTGCATTTAGAATAAGAACTGCTACTGGTAGCATAAGTGGTAGTGCAATTGTTACAGGTAACGCAATAAGAACTAGAACTGCATCAGGCTCGGTAGTCGGGCTTGCTACAGTTACAGCTCTTGGTGGTGTTCAATACAGCGCAGATGCTCATATTAATGGCTTTGCTTTAGTAACTGCTAACGGTAGAGCAATATGGAACGGCATAGGCAACATTACAGGTAATGCTACTGTCATTGCTAATGGCACAAAGTTAGGTGATAACTGGATAGATGTTCCTGTTGGTGACAATACATGGACAGATACAAATGTTACGGCAAATACTTGGGCAGAAACACCAGTAACAAGCAATACTTGGACAGATACATCGGTAACATCAAACACATGGACAGATACACCGGCAAACAGTAATACATGGCTTTTAAAGGGATAAATTATGGCTAAGAATAAGATAAGTGAGTTTTCATCAACACCAGCAAATAATACCGACATTGGTGGTATTGATATTGCCGAGGGTTGTGCGCCTAGTGGAATTAATAACGCTATCCGTGAATTGATGGCACAACTTAAAGACCAACAAGTAGGTACAGATGCAGACAACTTTACCGTAGGTGGTAACTTATCTGTTACTGGAACATCAACATTTGCTGCTGGCTCTGTTTCAGCTCCATCATTATCTCCTTCTGGTGACACAAACACAGGTATATTCTTCCCTGCTGCAGATACCATTGCCTTTGCTGAAGGCGGTGTTGAAAGTATGAGGATTGATGCTAGTAGTAATGTTGGGATTGGTATAACTCCAAAAAATACATACTCACTTGCGAAAACACTAGAGCTAGGAACTACAACTGGTGCATATGCAGGTGCTTTATATACTTCTAATGGAAGCAATTTAGTACTTTTACAAAATTCATATTTAAATAATAGTGCAGAAAATATATATGCAAATACAGGTGCAGCTTCTTCTTATATTCAAAATGCTGGGCAACATATATGGAATAAAGCATCATCAGGAACGGCTGGGGCAACATTTTCATTTACCCAAGCAATGGCACTAGATGCTAGTGGCAATTTAAGTGTTGCTGGCACTATTGGTACAAGTGGCACAATAAAAAGTGCAGCTAATGGTGGAGGTTCTGTACAAGTACAAAACTTTACTAGTACAGCAGGACAAGCTGCTGGATTTAAAACACTTGTTCAAAGTAGCAACTGGGGTGCTGCTGGTACTGATTTTATTACTACATTAGTTAATGCTACAACAGGTTCAACTGATACGGAAATCAAACCATTTAGTGAAAGTTCTGGCACTCAAACAACAGCACTTAAAATAAGGTCATCAACAAACATTGTTACCATGCCTGCTTATGGTGCTGGTACTGCAACATTTTCTGCTTCAGGGGTTATTAGTTCTGTTTCAGATGAAAACTACAAAATAAAAGATGGTGAAATTGCTGACCCAATTCCAATGTTAATGGCATTAGAAACAGGTTATTACTACTTTAGAGATATGTCTATTGATACACCTACTCCAGTATCAGATAATGGTAGACAGCTAGGTTTCTATGCTCAAAATGTTCATAACGCTATTGGTGAAGAAGCAGCACCTACACCAGAAACATATACTACAAAAGATAAAGATGGCAATGAAGTTACTAAAACAAAACCTTGGGGTTATTACGATAGGTCTGTATTAGCTGTTGTAGTGGAAGCATTAAAAAAACAACAAACAATGATTAACGAGCTATCAGCTAAAGTAGCTGCGTTGGAGGCTAAATGATAGAGAAAATCTTATCTTTTCTAAACAACATCCCATCTGATAAAATATATCATTGTCTAGGTGGGGTTATTCTATTTGCTATCGGTCAGTTATTTGGCTACGGTTTGTTATTTGCTGTTGTTGGGGCTATTGGAAAAGAGATTTACGATTACTTGCACCAAGACACACACACTCTAGATGTATGGGATGCAGTAGCCACTACACTAGGCGGTTTATTAGGGTATATAATTTACCTTGGCTATTAGCCTACTTTATAAAGGAACACTATGGCTACCCAACGTATAGCATTTACAGAATGGACTCCAGACTTAGCAGGTGTTGCTGAGAACTTGTCTGTTGCACAGAATGTAGTACCAACTGCGCTAGGCTATAATCCATTCCCATTAGCCGTAGATTATTCTGCTGCTGCTAGTGAAAACCTTAACAATGTATTTGCTGGTAAATTTAGTACGACAACAAGCATATTTGCCGGTGGTGCTACTAAACTATTCAAATTAGATAGTGCTGACTTGAGCATGGATAACGTATCTAAAACTGGGAATTATACCGGTGTTAATAAATGGAACTTTACTCAGTTTGGCGATACTATTATTGCAGCAAACAATAATGATAAATTGCAAAGCTATACTATAGGGGTAAGTTCGCTATTTGCTGATTTAAATGCAAGCGCACCAATAGCAAAGTATGTAACTGTTGTTCGTGATTTTGTAGTAGCTGCTCACTTAGATTCTGGAACAAATGCAAACAAAGTTCAATGGTCTAATATTAACGATGAAGCAAACTGGACATCTGGTGGTGCAAGCCAATCTGATTTTCAAATCGTGGCTGATGGTGGCAACATTGTTGGTTTGACCGGTGGTGAGATTGGCTTAATACTATTAGACCGTGCTATTGTTCGTATGTCTTATATTGGTTCACCGTTGTTTTTCCAATTTGACACAATTAGTCGTGGTGTTGGTTGTGCAGAAGGTAACTCTGTTGTGCAATATGGTTCTATGACTTACTTCTTAGGTGCAGATGGATTCTATTCATGTGATGGCTCTACAGTAACTGCCATTGGTACACAAAAGGTAGATGCATGGTTCTATGCTAATGTAAACCAATCAAAACTTAACTCAATGTCAGCAACGATTGACCCAGTTCGCAAGATAGTAGTTTGGAAGTTCATTGAT